CGGTCTTTAGCAGTAGTCTTTCATCGCCATGGCGAGAAAGACAGGATCAGAAAGAAAAACAAAGCAGCGCGGAGAAATCAAAGCTTCTGCTCGCTCAAAATCTTCCCTTGTTAGAGAATAACGTTCGAAGAGGATCTTCCAAACCTCTTCGGACATCTCCGGGAACGGGCCTTCAGCGGGAGAAAACAAGACAGTTTGCCAATCTTCGGCAAAACAGTCTCGAATTTTTCCTTTCAAAGGTTGAAACTGAGCAACAAAACGACGCAAAAGCGGGACGGGATAGGCAGCCGAATAGCCCCAGGCGAGGTCAATCAAAAATTGGAGAGAAGCGTCTTCGTAACACATATGAGGATAGAGCTCTCCAGGGTGGCGCCGGGACTTGCCGACTTTCAGGAAGCGACTGGGCAACGGTCCCCAATAAGGGCCAGCAGCGGTGGGGTACCAAAGGCCTTTCAGAAAACTGACTCCTTTCCAAGTCGGGTGGAACCGCATCTTCATGTCCGCCCCAAGGTCGAGGAAATCCCATCCGAGATGAAGATGTGCAAACAACAACACGGCAGTGTAAATGGAATTGCCGATGCAGGTGTCGACCCCCCCCGTGTCTCTCATAGGCCTTAAGCTACGTTGGATGATGATTCTTCCCATGGTGTCAGGGTGTTTCACCATGTAGCGAACACGAGTGAGGTCTTCGACTATGCCAGCAACATCGTCAGGGACTCCGAGACGATAGAAAGCATGTCTCTGGAATCTGAGAGGGCCGAACCCTTGGGACTGGTCACACATGCCTAGGTCACCTTCCATCCACAATTGGCGTCGGTGATCATAGACCACTGAGTCATCTCCACTAACCAAGATGTGCGAGAGGTCGTCTTGAGCGATGGCCATGTTCATCCAAGTGTTCAGTTCGACAGGGGTCCAACCACAAGCGAAGGCGATTGTGATTCCGTAGTGAGGGCGGCCCTTTTTGCGGCAGACGAGATGACCATGACAGTTCCAAAATACAGCGAGATCATGTTGAGCTTTGTCCACGCAGGGTCCAGTGTAGACTTGGACGTATTCGGACACTTTGGCGATGCACCGGGGTTTCAGTTCGTATTGGTCGCCATTGATGCGGATCAAAAGTTCATCCGTCTTGAGCATCAACTCTGTGTAGTCCATTCCAAGAGTGACAGAAACCATTCCTTCGTCATTGAACCTTCTCAAGGCCTCCAGATACTTGGCTCTCTTAGAGCCTGTGAATCGAGCTATCCAGGGTGCTGTCAATTCTTCATGACACATGACAGGGAGCAAGGGAAAGAGGGCGGGAATGTAGTATTCCAATTTCTGCCAAAGGATTTGGGCTTTGAACTGGTTACCGGGGGCGGGGACGAGAATGCGAGTTTGGACCATAAAGAGCATCGCGTGGGGAGTCTTGGCAATGGAACACGAGAAGACATCGAGAGGCATGAGAAACCAAGTGGAAGCGTATTCCTCCTTATGGAAGTTCGTCACCCAATCGTACATCCTGACTGTGAGATCTTCGTCAGGGCGTTTGACTGTCACGGTGAACGGAACCTTCTGGTTCTCGACTTTGGCGGCCTCAGGAGCAAAGTCTTCCGCGAATGACCTGTCTGTGTGGACAACCTTCTTCTCCGACCACAGAGGATTCTTGTGATAAGTGTTGACAAAGGCATCCCACTCGTGACCTATGGGGAACCATCTCCTCCAGAGCCACAGGACGAGTCGATAGAAGTGGTGCCAGGCGTTCGCGGCTAGTCCTTCAGGATGAGGAGCTTCCGGGGGGGCCCAGCCCACCTCTATGAACGGGTGGCTTTGAACAGTGGGTATAGGCACGTCATAGTAAGCGGTGTGGTCGACGGCGATGTTCCAGCACAAATGGATCCAAATTCCAAAGGGCAATCCCAGAGTGCAGGTGCAGTAATAGGCAAGGGCGTGGATGACGAGGGGTGGCCAGGCGGCCCAGCCGGCGTCTGTCTGCCAACGAGCGGCGAATTCCATGAGAGGCAGATAGAGGGCGCATAGAGGGTGAAAGGCTTTGAACATCTCCTCATAAACCGGGGCAAGGAGTGAGCCGTAGAGAAGATGGAAGGTCGTGAAGCCTCCCTTCCAAACATCTGGGTGGCACACCATCCCATATTTGTGCATGAGATAGGGCAGACGCTTTCGGACATCTCTCCTGAGCCAGTCTGGGCACTTGAGTTCCCAAAGACGCACCATGAGTTGACCCATTTTCGTGCGCGGGGGACGCGCTGGCGGAGGGGGGTCGGGGAGTTCATTAGGGGGTAAGGGCCAGAGGTTGTAACGCCTCAACACCCTTTCTTGGCCGCGGTTGAACTCCGGGGGGGGGTCTTCTTCGAGCCACTCCTCTTCGGGCTGGGGTAACCACCCGAGTTCCCTTTCGAACCAAGCGGTCTGGCGCCTTCGGCGTGTCAGAGTGGACTCGGCTTGATTCGTTGTCTGGAAAGGTCTGCCGATGCCGTAAAAGGAACGTTGAACAGCATTCTCTTCTCGGAGGTGGAGATCTTCTATCTCTTCAGGCAACCAGCGACTGTTCTCCCTGGGTTCGACGAACGTGTAATTGTATTCCACATCTTCGACTCCTTCCAAAACAGGGAGAGGGACATAGGGGCACAAGATCTTGCGGTGGGCGGTAGCCGGCATGACCGCTCTCAAGAAAGTGAAAAAGGAGAACTTCTTGGCCATCCAATAGAGAAACATGAGGATGAAAAAGATGCAAGCCAATTTCCTCTTCCAATAAGAGGGGTTTGGTGCCGTCTGCCCGTAGACCGTGAAAAATGCTTTGATCTTGGGGAGGACGCGTTGGGTTAGGAGACCAAGGACGGGAAGGAGACGGGAGTTCGATTGGTTGGACTTCTGGGTTTTCCAACTGGTGAGAAGAGCCAACTTGTTTACCCAAAGATCTGGGAACAATTTGGCATGCAGCAAGATCGCTGGATCACTGTTCAAGTCATTGCCTATGCTTTGCTCGAGGACCCTAAGGCCCCAGACGCTAGGCACAGACATGGACGGTCTGGTGAACAGTTTAACTTTCAAAGCGGTGGGCAACAGAAAGGTGTCAGGAGTGTAAGCCCAGCCGAAGCCGGGATCACAGGATCTGACAAAATCTGCTCCGAAATAATCTTCCTCAACTTTGATGTCAATTCTCGTGAACTCGGGAGTGTATTGGGCCACCGGGGGAGAAAACAGTTGGCGGTTCAAGACTTGAAACTTGACTATAGAAAAAGAGCCGATGGATTTTAACACTGTCCAAGTCAAATAACCAGACTTGGTCCCAGTGAATTTCCAGGGTTTCTCTTCCCATATCCAATCACAAGCGGGGTCTGGCCCGTAGGCTGCGCCTGTGTCATCTGGTTTGGAATAGATGACATCCATTTCTCCGACGAGCTTCTGGGCTTCGTCTGCCTTGACTCGGTGCCAGGCTCCT